TCCCCTAAGCTATAAACGACCCAGATCGACCTTTAAATATAAGGAAGAATGAAAATTTTTTTTCCCATATATAATTTCGACACAGGTTTCGATTTATATGAAAAAAAATTCTGGAAAAATTTTTGAATCCATACAGGTCGATTCAGTAACAAATCATTATTATGTTGAGTTACCTGAATGGGTCGTTAATGATTTTGGATGGTATGAAGGATCCGAAATAGAACTTACTATTGATGGTACTGAAATTGTTATTACTGAAAGAGAAGATGACTAATCCAACTTATCACATATACTTACAGAGTAATTGTTTATTCAAAGATTTAAATGAGTGGGAGTTTAATATAATTTGGAGAAGGATATATAAGTCTTATTTTACAGAAGATCTAACATATGAGAAGGTCGTTGAGACTGATATGATGGATGCTTCATATTGACATATGCTATATAACTTGATATAATTGAAGTGTAATTACAACACGTTATGGCTAAAGGATTTACAGTAAAAGCAAAATCCCCTACAGTTAAAAAAGAACCTGAATGGGATTATGATAAAGCAAAAGAATTAGTTAAAGGAAAATCTGTAGTATTTTGTTTACCTGGTAGAGGAGTTTCATATACTTACTTAAAGGCATTTGTTCAGCTATGTTTTGATCTAGTACAGGCAGGTGCAAGTATTCAGATTTCGCAAGATTATTCATCTATGGTAAACTTTGCTAGATGTAAGTGTCTTGGTGCTAATGTTCTCAGAGGACCTGATCAAATACCTTGGGACGGCAAATTAAACTATGATTGGCAATTATGGATTGATTCAGATATTGTTTTTAATTCTGAGAAGTTCTGGCAATTAGTATTAATGGATCAAGATATAGCATCTGGTTGGTATGCTACCGAAGACGGCAAAACTACATCAGTGGCACATTGGATGGAAGAGGATGATTTTCGTAGCAATGGTGGAGTCATGAACCATGAGACTGTCGAAAGTATATCCAAACGTAAAAAACCATTTACTGTAGATTATGCAGGTTTCGGATGGCTTTTAATTAAGAAAGGAGTCTTTGAGCATGATGAAATGAAGTATCCGTGGTTCGCACCGAAGATGCAAGTTTTTGAATCAGGAGAAGTGCAAGATATGTGCGGTGAGGACGTTTCTTTCTGTCTTGATGCAAAGGAAGCAGGTTTTGAAATCTGGTGCGACCCTCGAATTCGTGTAGGACATGAAAAAACAAGAGTTATATAGTATTCTTATAAGAGGTAAGGTAGTATTTTCTAGTCTTTCAGAGTATGAAATGTTTGAGAGACTAGAAGACCTTTCGATAGAATACTATCAGACTGGTCAACCTGATCCAAATGATATAAAAACTGAAATTACAACGGAGTAACTATGGCAAAAGTAAGAACAGGACTAAGTGGTGATACATATGTGGAGTCACGACCCAAAAAAACTCGTCAAGGGAATGGAAAACACTCGAAATACTCGGCATCGTCCCGTAACTCGGCTCGTAAAAGAAGAAGAGGGCAAGGAAAATAAATTATTAAGGTAAAAAAGACCTCGAAATCGCCTAAAAGGGCGATTTTTTTATGTTTTTTACTATAAATAAAGAATTAAGACTTTAAGTATAAATAAATCTAGCAAACTGTTTACTAAATTGAATGAAAACTAGGATATCTAGGTCATTTAAGGATATTAGCTTATCATTTACACCTCATCCAGTCACAAAAGACCTTACAGTTATTAAAGATGCGAACGCAATTAAGAGATCTGTAAGAAATTTAGTGCAAACTATACCTAGAGAACGGTTTTTTAACCCAAATTTAGGTACAGACATAAGGGGTAGTCTATTTGACTTCTGTGATTTTGGTACTGCATCAGTTATCCAGCAACAAATTGAAACTACAATTGAAAATTACGAACCAAGAGTCGATAATTTGAAAATTGAAGTCTTTCCTAAACCAGATCAGAACGAATTTGAAGTAAATATATACTTTGACATTGTAGGACAGCAGTTTCCCTCTCAAGCATTCCAGTTCATATTAGAAGCCTCAAGATAATATGCCATTTACTAAATTTTCAAACCTAGATTTTGATCAAATCAAAACATCCATTAAGGATTATTTGCGTTCAAACTCAGATTTTACTGATTTTGACTTTGAGGGATCTAATTTTTCAGTTTTAATTGATACTTTAGCATATAATACTTACATAACTGCTGTTAACTCAAATTTAGTTGTAAATGAGTCGTTTTTAGACTCTGCAACAGTAAGAGAGAATGTAGTTTCATTGGCAAGAAACATTGGATATGTTCCAAGATCTAGAACTGCAGCAAAAGCAACTATATCATTTGATGTTGCATATACAAACAACCCACAACCCCCTACAGTGACCCTTAAAGCAGGTCTAGTATGCATTGGAACAGGTAATAATATTACTTACACTTTTTCAATTCCAGACGATATAACCGCCGCATACAATACTGATAGTGGCGTGTATGCATTTAATGATATTGAAGTTCTACAAGGCACATTTTTAAGAAAATCATTTACAGTTGATGGATCTTTAGACCAGAGATTCATATTAGACAATCCATATATTGATACATCTACAATTATAGTTTATGTTAAGGATAGTTCAGATACTGCAGATAAAGGAGTATTATTCAGTAAGGTAGATAATATTTTAAATATTAAACCATCATCTACAACTTTCTTATTACAAGAAGTTCAGGATGAAAAATATGAACTTCTCTTTGGTGATGGTACTTTTGGTAAAAAGTTAGAAAATGGTAAAACAATAGATGTTAGTTACATTGTTACTGATGGAAAAGATGGTAATGGACCAGAAGTGTTCTCATTTGCAGGAACAGTAGAAACTATTGAAGGATCTGCAGTAAATTTATCTCAAACTCCGACTATATCAGTAATCTCAGGTGCTTCTAATGGGGGCAATATTGAGTCTGTAGACTCTATTAAGTATTTTGCACCTAGACTCTATTCATCGCAGTACAGGGCGGTTACAGCAAGGGATTATGAAGCAATAATACAACAAATTTACCCAAATACTGAAAGTGTTTCGGTTGTTGGTGGAGAAGAAATAGATCCACCTCAGTTTGGAACTGTTTTTATTACAATAAAACCTCAAAATGGTGATTTTGTATCAGATTTTGATAAAAATAGCATATTATCAGATTTAAAAAATTATTCTTTAACAGGAATAAACCAAAAAATAGTAGATCTTAAAATTCTTCATATAGAATTAGATAGTTCCATTTATTATAATTCATCAAAAGTTAAAGATATAAATGGATTAAGAACAAATATTATTAGTGGATTAACAGAATATTCTAAATCTACAGAAATTAATAAATTTGGTGGTAGATTTAAATACAGTAAAGTTCTAAGTGTAATTGATAATATAGAGGATTCTATAACTTCAAATATAACAAAAGTAAGAATTAGAAGAAATCTAAATGCTCTTATTAACCAATTTGCACAATATGAACTCTGTTTTGGTAATCAATTTAATGTTAAACCAGACGGTTTAAATGTTAAGAGTACTGGATTTACCATATCTGGTGTATCTGCAACAGTATATTTTACAGATACACCGAATACTGATAAAAAAACAGGAATTATTTCTATTGTTAAAAAAGATCTTGCTACTGGTGGAAAAATAGTTATTGTTGAAAATGCAGGAACTGTTGATTATATAAAGGGGGAAATTAATTTAACAACCATTAATATAACATCAACTGAAAGACCAAACAATATTATAGAAGTTCAAGCATTCCCAGAATCGAATGATATTATCGGATTGCAAGATTTATATTTGAAATTTAACATTGCTGATAGTGCGATAAATATGGTTAAGGATACCATTTCATCAGGTGATCAGATATCTGGTGTTGGGTTTAAAGTTACTTCAAGTTACACAAACGGAGAATTAATAAGGGGATAATATGATAAGTACGGGCATTGATACTAGAATTAAAGTTCATCAAATAATTGAAAATCAACTTCCAGAATTTATATTATCTGAAAGTCCAAAGACTGCAGACTTTTTAAAACAATATTATATTTCTCAGGAATATACTGGTGGTCCTATAGACTTAGTAGACAATCTTGATCAATATTTAAAATTAGATAATTTAACTCCAGAAGTTATTAAAGGGGTAACAGGTCTTACGACTGGAATAACTTCTAGTGATACTACAATTTCAGTTGAAACTACAAAAGGATTCCCAAATCAGTATGGTTTACTAAGAATTGGAAGTGAGGTTATAACTTATAGTGGAATAACAACAAATAGTTTTACAGGTTGTCAGCGTGGATTTAGTGGAATAACATCATATAGAGATAGTAATAACCCATCAGAAATAACTTTTTCAGATTCATCTGCAGCATCTCATGTTAATGGGTCTGATGTAGATAATCTAAGTGCATTATTTTTACAAGAGTTTTATAAAAAATTAAAGAAAACCTTTACACCTGGACTAGAAAATTCAGATTTTATATCAGAATTAGATGTAAATAATTTTATAAAAGAAGCAAGAACATTTTATCAAGCAAAGGGTACAGAAGAGTCTTTTAGAATTTTATTTAATGTTTTATATGGAGTAACTCCAAAAGTAATTGATCTTGAAAAATACTTAGTAAAACCATCTTCCGCAAAATATTTAAGACGTGAAAGAATAGTAGCAGAAAAAATATCTGGGGATCCCCTCAAGTTACAGGGACAAACAATATTTAGATCAACTGATTTACAAACTACTGCTTCAATTTCTGAAGTTGAAGTATTAACAGGAATAACTGGA